TTACTTCCTTAATGGAAAAACAAGATCACAAACAAACCAAGCACAACCAAGGCCAACAACAAATCCCACACTGAAACTATTCCAGTCTAGATATATATCGGCCATCCGTAGCCCTTTCCTTTAGTTATACTTCATCCGAATCATCATCTGAATAATCTCAGGACGAGTCATGATGCACTCCCACATATACCAATCACAGAAGTTGAGCCAACCCTGCTCAGTAATCTGCCCACGCTGAAACATAGTCCACATGGTTTGATACATTTTATCACCTAATCCTTAATATATCCACACAAAAACTTCTCGTTCTTATCATTAAAATCCACAAAGGTATCATCATTGTCGAAGAAAATGTAGTTGTACTAATCCTTGAGAAAACTCATATGTTATTCCTTTTCTGGTGGAGTGCAACATCCACAACAGCCGTGAATGTTTAGATAGCCCTTACCATTACGATCATTGTAATCAGCATCGTCAGGGTCGGGGTGTCCAACGCCGTGAGGACAAATACGCTCCATCACACCTTTATCACTTCGCCAGTTCATAGTCCATGAAATCATATGATGATCTGACGGATTATGAATACAACAGTTTTGCCCCTTACAACGGTCTGGTGAATGGGTTACTAGATTTTGCATTTGTTTTCCTTTAATGGTATTCTACAGGGTTTTCCTTATTAGCATTCTACACTACTATTATCGACTTGTCAAGCCCCTAATCTTGAATATTTCTAAGTCCTTACCTCGCAATAGTTTGCGTCAAATGCGGGCGGCGGGCCTTGGCGTAAAGTGTTACGCTTCAAGGCTTTAGGTTCAGACGGGGGCAACCACCCAATCAGGGGTCACGATCATCTTATCCTCAAACGGAGTACCATCACCAAGAAACCATTCGTAGTTCTTCTGGTACACTCGCACCGGGCTATACTTGTTGATTCGATCCTTTGTGGTGCTGGTATGCCAACCGCCGCTATTCAGCATCACGCTATCGTCCGGGTAAATCACCACCACGTTAGTACCATGCAGTTCGATTGCAACGCTACCATCGGCCTGAATGTAGGCGTAGGTGTTGTTGCCAATCTTACGTTGGCCCCGATTCCGCTTGCCCAAAACCATCTTAGTCGCTTCAGTATGAGTCATGTTTTTCTCCTTAGTGGTATATCGGTATTCTACAGGACAAACTTTAGTTGTCAACCTTTACAGTTACAACATCAAAACCGACAGGGTTACAATCGTTCAACTTTTTCGCGTCATTCTGGGCAGACTCCCTATTAGCATAGACTCTACCCGGTTGAACTCCCGCACATTCACAAGAGGGACCGTCGTAAGCATCAATAACCCTAGCGTTTTCATATGAACGAGAACTTTTCATGATGATGAACATTTTTTTCCTCTCTCTCTTTCTTATATCGACATTATACAGCCTGCTCTTTAGGCTGTCAACAACAAAATAAAAGATTCTACGGTTTCCTCTAAGTCATTGAGTCTAAAGAGTTTACGTCAAACCCGTGCGGCCCGCCTCGCCGCAAAGTGTTATGCGGCAAGGCTTTAGGTCAACTCTTGCGAATCAGATACTGAATCGATATTTCCTTACTTACTAGTAATGCTGGCTTTAAAAAGAAGTGAACAAAGAATAGTAATACCCCAAGCCTGCAACCAACCCACAGTATGAATACCATCAACTGCGGGAACTAGACAGTTATTCCAAAGTAGCATAACAAAGTAACTACATAGGAATCCTAGAAAAATACTACCAACAATCGCACCAACAAACAACCCAACAAAGATACCCATTTCTTTCATATTCATTCCTCATAATAGTTAGTAGAACAACCATAACCCTCATCAACGTCCCAACCGATAGAGTTCATAGCACTATCGTGGTCGCCATCCATGCTGTCATCATAATGGTCAGCATCATCCCACTGGTCGATCAGTTCATCACCGTCCAGATCATCACCGTAGAAATCGTCATGGTCATCATAGTTAGGATTCATCTCATCATCCTCATAAGAGTTATCGGGATCGAAACAAGGATCAGGGTGACTCATACAGCATACTCCTCTGGAACCATATTGTCAACAATGCCCAGCACTTCTGCCCAATCCCAGTAGTTCACTTCCAAACTAGGATCGTCAATCGGCTCGACCATAGGCTCGATGATACCCTGTTCGGCAAGGTCGGCCAGAACACCATTCTCTTCGTCGAAGTTGTTCAGCATCTTATGCTCTCCGTTGGTGGTGGCGATCATCATGCCACGATTATACAGACAATATCGGCTAATGCAAGGGGGTATCGTGAATATTTTTCCTTACAATACCGCAAGGTTCGCAACTCGTTGACGGATAAGAGTTTACGTCAAACGGTGGCGGCCGCGTTCGTCGTAAAGTCTTACGCCGTAACGCTTTGCGATTAGTGTACGGATGTCACCCCTCCGCGAAGGGGGAGACTTCCTCTCCACAGGCCAGAATGGCCGCATACTGTTGTGCCAGTGCTTCCTTACGTTCGGCCGAGCCGGGCTTGCCCACCTTTAGAATCATAAGATCCTCACCCCCATTGTAGCGGGGGTCGGCCTTTTCAGCCTTGCTCTTGCTTCCCTTGCGGAGAGCCTTGCGATTGAACTTGTGAACCTTTTCACTGTGGATCGGGCCGTACAATCCATCGGCAAGTGATGGCTGATGCCGCGTTGCCATGCCGAGAAAGCACAACCGAACCTGAATCTTGGCATCTTCGATAATCTTGAACTTGGTAGCCATTTTCTTTTTCCTCTTGGTGATGAACGTATTTTACAGAAAGTTTTTTATCTTGTCAACCCCTCTAGTAGGGGGTCATGAGACGCCCATCCAAGATGCCTTTTCCATACAGAAGTTATAGAACATATCGTTCAGCATTTCTTCGTAGTTGCTTTCCGTGATCCGTCGCCGGTCATTCGTCGCCTCACACTCAGCAAACAGTTTACCGTCTGCCGTATACAGTAGCACCACGTTATACGTTTCGCTACCCCAAATCTGACGTAAAGCATTTTTGATTTCGTTGGAGATCATTTTGTTTCCTCTTTCTCTTATATCGTCATTATACAGGGTATTGTTTAGAGATCAAGCAAAAAGTTTCCTTAAAAGATCGTAAGGTTCGTAAGTCGTTATGGCACAAGAGTTTAGATCGTCCCTCTATGCCCCCACTCGACGTAAAGTCTTGTGGTTATTGGGCTTACGTTGCGTGGATAAAAACCTTACTTGTTTTGATTCCCTCAGTCACAGTAATGATCCAGTTACGACCACTACCATCCTCACGCATGATACCGTTAATGATTCCGATATATCCCTTACCCTTAGTATCTCGGAATCCAGCATACTTACCAGAAGCCATCGCAAGAAAAAGACTCTTCAGATCGTTCATTTGATTTCCCTTGGTGATGATGAATGTATTCTACAGAAACTTTTTTCTTTGTCAAGCAAAAAGATTTTCAGAAGTTTGGCTCATCATATCAACATACAGGTTACGATAGCCAATACCATCATTTCGCGTATCATCCTTGATCATGATCGTGATCATTTCACGATTCTTTATCGTCTTGCTTTCCACGATAAATCCCGTATACCGCTTGCCGTTATAGGTTGTAGTGATTTCGGTGTTGATCGTCATATTCTTTCTCTCTTTCTTGTGTTGCTATTCTATCATCATTCGCGAACGTTGTCAATCGCAAACTCTTCCACAACGTAACCCATTTCGTCGATTCGGATGAATCCGCCATCCTCACCGATTTCGATTTCGTTTTCGTTGCTACGAGCAAGATCCAGAAGATCCATTCCAAACGCTGCAACGTTAACCAAAGTAGCAGAATCGGCACTGCTCAGGAAACCAACCAACTCGTTCATCGTGTTGAAGATCATCATGTTTCTCATATCGACATTATACCAAACCTATCTTGAGCGTCAAGCAAAAAGTTTCCTTAAAATATCGTAAGGTGCTCTAAGTCCTTATCTCACAAGAGTTTGGCACAACCCTTGCATCTGCCACTCGTCGTAAAGTCTTATCCCACAACACTTTAGAGCAAGAGGGGGTTTTTTCGTTTTATATCAAGGGGTTTAGAAAATCGCCGTACCTCGCGGGTGGTGCAAAAACAATAAGGACCATCATACGTAATTGGCCAGTTTATTAGCCATTTTCCCCTATAATAATCTTTTATAAATCATTTTTGTACTGATACAAGTATCAATAACCAGCCCAGAATCACCTATTCTAAAAAAATGGCCGGGTCATCATATCAATTGGCCAGTTTCCACCAATTAACAATCAACCCTGCACCATCTTTTATTTATCTACAGATTACTTACTATATATTAGCCGAATTCCCCCTAGTATCTATAAACATTATATCCATAGAAATAAGGAGCAGTCGGAACAGGACTATAAACTGGATAAACCGGATAAATTACTGTTGGAACAGGTACTATTTGAGTATTTACTACAGGCTGATAAACCACTGTTGGAACATAGCTAATAGAATTTTGTTGAACATAAGACCATGATATTGCTGGTTGAAACTGCTGAACAGGAACATAAACTGGCTGAACATTTCTTGCTCTTATCCATTCACATCCATAAATGTTATTTCCAGCACAACAAAACAATCCACAAACTAACAACATAAAAATTTTCATGACTAATCTCCTAAAGGTATTTTTGACTTCATGTCACCTTATTATAACGGCCAACCCCCCATAAAACAACAACGGCCACGACTAAAAGTTATTAATCGTGACCGCTGTTCCGCCCTTCAATTATTTATCTGCTAAATTTCAACTAATAGCAGTAGCTGTAGTATCTTTTGAGCTATTAATTTCCTTAATCTTCTTTGGACGGCCCCTGCTCTTCTTCAATGCCAACTTTCTTCGTTGGCGTCTTACCATTGCTGTACTAATAGTTTCGCCCGTCATCTTGCTCAATGATGATGCTAGTCCTTCATCACATAATAGAGTATGATTATTGTTAATATAGTCTAGTTCCGCATTTGTCCACTTTTTATAGTTGGCCATAAATCGCTCCTATCTTTTAATTTGTTGACAATCTCGCTCCAAAACATACTATAATAAGGTTTGATCAGTTTAGAGCAAGGAAAAAAATATGATAGATCACAATTTTGAACCAGACACTGTTGCTGATAGCGTATTATTCGTTAGAGCCTCTGGATCTATTAATGACGATATTATTAATGATTTATTATTAGACAACGGAAAGAGCATAGCAGAACTATTACATGACCAAGAAAAAGACAACAAATCCGACTGAATTACCAAATGGCGTTAGCACAGAAGAATTTCTATTAGTATTAGAAAATATTAGCAAAAGATTAGCCCATAAATTCAGATTCGCCTACCATAGCGTAGATGATATGAAGCAACAAGCTGCTATTTTTGCATTGGAAGGTCTTAAAAATTATGACAAAAAAAGACCATTAGAAAACTTCCTGTGGACCCACGTTCGTAATAGACTATTCAATTACAAAAGGAATAACTATCAAAGGCCCGACAAACCCTGTCACTCTTGTCCTTTCTTCGACAAAGGTTGCAAGGTTAGTATTAATCAATGTGAAAAATTTACCAATAAAGATGACTGTGAATTATATGCAGCATGGGCAAAAAGAAATGAGGCCAAGAAGAATATTATTCAGCCAGGATACATTGAAAGTAACACATCATTTTCGCCGTCAACAACTATTGAGCCCCTATTAGAAAATAAGGAACTAATTAAATTCTTAGACTCTAATATTCAGACCGAATATAGAGAAATTTATTTAAAACTCAAACACGGTCTCAAAATAAATAAGAGTGATCTTAAAAAACTTCAAAACCACATAGCCAAACTAATGGAGGACAACAATTGGAAAACAATGCTCCCAGAAAAAGAGGACAACTAAGCCTTGATGAAGAAAAATACATAAGAGATAATTACACATCATCCTCCCTGCAACAAATTGCTGACTATCTTAATAGAACAGTTGGTCCAGTACAACGATATGTTAATGAAAATCAATTGTCTGTTATGAATAGCAGTAATGATAATCAGATACTTAGCCAGAAACTTCATACTAAAACGTTTTGGCCAGAAATTACTCGTCAGTTTGATAGTGATAGCGGCGAATTAGAATACTTTGAAAGCACATGGATTAATCTGGTCAAGCAGTTTAGAGAAGACGTTCTTCCGGCCGAAGAACTTCAGATCAAACAGTTTATAACTATTGATATTCTTATTAACCGAAGCATGAAAGAGCGAAAACGTCACATTAGCGAAACTGAAAAGCTTCAACGAATGGTGGATGAAATTTATGCTAAACCAGAAGTTGAAAGAGACATACCCAAATTGGCCAACTTGGAAACTCAACTCAGCTTTGCAAGAAATAGTATCGCAAATTATACTAATGAATATACCAAATTGCTTAACGAACAGCAAAAAATAAGCAAAGATCTTAAGGCCACCAGAGAGCAACGAATCAAAAGAATTGAAGACGGAAAAAGCAGTTGGACAGGATTAATACGAATGCTAGAGGATGAAGAAATAAGAGAAAAAGAAGGAAGAGAAATGGAGATTCTCAGCATGGCAGCAGGGAAGGTTAAGCAGAAACTTTATGATTATCATAATTATCAGGACGGCACAGTAGACAAACCATTCTTAAACTCAGAGAGTGTTAATAACAATGAGTAAAACAGCAATTATTACGGGCATAACTGGCCAAGACGGAAGTTATCTGGCAGAAAGTCTTTTACAAAAAGGATACGGAGTTGTTGGATTATACCGACGAACCAGTTCAGTGAATTTTGAACGTATTAAAAACATAGTTAATCATCCACGATTGATACTGGAAGAATTTGATCTTACTGATCCTAGTGACTGTACAGATATGATAACCAAGCATCGCCCCAAAGAATTTTATAATCTGGCGGCCCAGAGTCATGTGGCCACAAGTTTTAAACAGCCAACCACCACATTCGAAATTGATGCTGTGGGAGTAATTAACATCTTAGAAAATATTAGAAAATTTAGCAGCACAACACGATTTTATCAAGCAAGTACCAGCGAAATGTTTGGGCGAAATTATTCAATTGACTCTGATGGTAATAAATATCAAAACGAAGAAACATCCCTTTTACCACAAAGTCCATACGCTGTAGCCAAACTTGCTAGTCACCGAATGGTTCAAATATATAGGGAAGCTTATAATTTATATGCTTGTAGCGGCATACTATTTAATCATGAAAGTCCTCGTCGTGGCGAAAACTTTGTTACGCGAAAAATAACCAAATATATTGGGCGACTAGTTAATAACAAACTAGAACCTAACGAAAAACTAAAACTTGGAAATATTAATGCAGTAAGAGACTGGGGACATGCTAAAGATTATGTTGAAGCTATGAGATTAATGTTATCTCAAGATAAAGCTGATGATTTTGTTATAAGTACCGGACAAGCCCAAACCGTTGAAAACTTCTTAATAGAATCATTTTCCTTTGTTAATAAAGATTATAGGGATTATGTGACAATTGATCCGTCTCTTTATAGACCGGCTGAAGTTGGATATCTTAAAGGGGATTGTAGTAAAGCTAAAAAGGTTCTAAATTGGATTCCTAAAATTACATTTCAACAACTAGTTCATGATATGGTTAGTTCTGATATTGAACTATGTGGTCATGGTTAGGAATTTTAATGATCCAGAATATAAAAAATGGAGAAACAAAATTTATGCAAGAGACCACCATACTTGTCAGTGGCCAGGATGTTCTAGTAAGAAAAAATTGAATGCTCATCATATTCGTCGCTGGGCAGATTGTCCGGGACTACGATTTGAAGTAGACAACGGAATCACTCTTTGTAAAGATCATCATAAAATGATTACTGGTGTAGAAACTTATTATGAGGCCGTTTTTTACAATATTATAAAACAGAATAAAAAATATGATAAATAATACTTATAATAATTTTACCATCATAGTAGATACACGAGAACAACAACCGTGGATCTTTGATAATTACGCTAAGGCTCATAAGAAGCTAGATACTGGAGACTATAGTATTGAAGGCTTGGAGCATATACTAACCATCGAAAGAAAGAAAAGTTCCAGTGAATTTGCAACAAATATTGTTGAGAGTAGATTCAAAGATGTTGTGATGCGCTTGAGCCAATTTAAATATTCATTTTTATTATTAGAATTTGATCTTGAAGATCTATTAGTATATCCAGAAAGAAGTACCGTACCCAAAAGAATGTGGGACAAAGTTAAAATCACTCCAGCATTTCTTATTAAACATATTTTAGAGTTGCAATTAAACCATAATATTAAAGTTATATTTTGTGGCAATGCTAATAGTGCAGAAAAAATAGCAGAGTTTATTCTAAAAAAAATACATTATGTAGAAATGGTAAAAAAGTCAGATGAGTGAATCTAAAAATAGAATATCATTTGATGATGCTTGGTTAGATCTGGGCGATATAAATAAAATAAAATTAACAAAGAATGTGATGATTAATAGATCAGAGAGAGATATTGAACTTCCTGATTTGCATTTAATGAAAGTTTTAAAAGATCCAAAGTATATTGGAAGCATGGTGAAGCTTTTATTCAATATTGAATTACATCCTATGCAAATTTTAATATTACAAGAGTTTTGGATACGACCATTTCCAATGTATATCGCTAGTCGCGGTTGGGGTAAGTCATTCCTATTAGCTTTATATTGTGTTATAAAATGCACATTTTGTCCTGGTACTAAAATTGTAGTAGTTGGTGCTGCGTTTCGTCAAAGTAAAATCATCTTTGAATATATGGAAACTATTTGGCGTAGTAGTCCTATATTAAGAAGTATTTTTAATGGTAATGATGATGGTCCGCGACGAGATGTTGATAGATGTACTATAAGATTAGGAGACAGTTGGACAATTGCTATTCCCATGGGAGATGGAAGCAAGATCAGAGGTTTACGCGCACACATTATTATTGCTGACGAATTTGCATCTATATCGCCAGATATTTATGAAACAGTAGTGTCTGGATTCGCTGCGGTATCTGCCAGCCCTATTCAAAATGTTAAAGAAGAAGCTAAAAAACAAGCAATGATTGAAGCAGGAATATGGAATGAAGAACTTGAAGTACTAAATACTAAAATGGGTAATCAAGCAATAATTAGTGGAACAGCAGATTATGATTTTAAACACTTTGCTAGTTATTGGAAAAGATACAAAGCAATAATAGAAAGCAAAGGAGAAAAGAGAAAACTTGAAGATATATTTAAAGGAGAAGTTCCTGATAGTTTTAATTGGAAAGACTATAGTATCATTCGTATTCCTTATGAGCTTATTCCAAAAGGATTTATGGATGACAAACAAGTAAGTCGTGCTAAGGCTACCATACATACTGGTATCTATAATATGGAGTATGCCGCTTGTTTTGTGAAAGATAGCGAAGGATTCTTTAGACGAAGTTTAATTGAAAGCTGTGTGGTATCAAATACTCAAATTTTGATTGATGGAAAACCTGTAATGTTTGATGCTATCACAAGAGGAGATGCTAATAAAGAATATGTATATGGTATCGATCCTGCGAGTGAACAAGATAATTTTAGTATAGTTATATTAGAAGTAAATCCTACGCATTCCAAGATCGTGTATTGCTGGACTACTAATAGAGCTAATTTTAAAGAGCGTCAAAAAACTGGATTAATAACGGAACATGATTTCTATGGTTTCTGTACTCGTAAAATTAGAAATCTAATGAAAACCTTTAAGCCAATTAAAATAGGAATGGATGCTCAAGGTGGTGGTGTCGCTATTGAAGAATCACTACACGACCCAAATAAGCTCGAAGAAGGAGAGGTTTTAATTTGGCCGACAATAGATGATAAAAGCAAAGACACAGACGATCAGCCAGGATTACATATTTTAGAATTGATTCAGTTTGCAAAAGCAGAATGGACAAGTCAAGCTAACCACGGTTTAAGAAAAGACCTAGAGGATAAAGCGTTATTATTTCCAGCATTTGATAATTTAACCTTGGGACTAGCCATTGAAAGAGAAGGCAAGAGTATATTAGAAGCAGATCTTAATCCCTTATATGATAGCGTAAGTGAATGTATTTTAGAAATAGAAGAATTAAAAAATGAATTGACAACAATAGTTATGTCACAAACTAGTCAAGGCCCAAATGCTAGAGATCGATGGGATACCCCAGAAACTAAGCTTGGCCATGGTAAAAAAGGAAGACTAAGAAAAGACCGATATAGTTCTTTAATAATAGCAAATATGTTAGCTAGACAACTTAATAAAGCCTTAAAACCAGTTGATTATGATATAATAGGAGCCAATGCTAAGGATTCAGTTAAAAATAACGGAAATATGTATAAAGGACCAGAATGGTTCGTTAACGGAGCAAATGATGACGTATATACAGGAATTTATAGATAAAGTGTATTACTAATCTAGTAATCTCTTTACAATCCCATTACATTAGAATTAAAAATTATGGCCAATAAAAAAAGAACAAAAGAGGAAGTACTAGGAACAGCCAACACTGCACCACCAGAAGCTTATGTAACATGGGGGGACGATTTATCTAGCAAACAAGAAGCCTTAAAAACTGCTGGAGCATCACTAGATGAATTTACTCTGGTAGAAAGAGCAACTGCCGCAGGAGGAAGAAGATATAGTCTTGATTTTTCTAGTTTAGACGGTCTTACTGGAAGTCGCCCAGGATTAACAAAAGACGATTACTATACATTTAGACCACAAGAAGCTCCTCCTAACGAGATCAAAATGATCTTGCAAAGAGCAGAAAGAGTTTACCAAAGAGTAGGCTTAGTAAAAAATGTAATAGATCTTATGGGTGATTTTGCTAGTCAAGGAATACGATTAGTTCATAGAAATAAAAGAATAGAAAGATTTTATAGAAGATGGTTTAAAAAAATAAATGGCAAGGATCGTAGTGAAAGATTTCTTAATAATCTTTATAAGAGTGGCAATATAGTTATAGATAGACGAACAGCAAAGATAAGTATAAAAGTTGCTGATAAACTATATAAAGCCCTTGGAACAGCAGATATGCAGCTGAATGATCTGCCAGAGGTTACTGTAGAAAAAAGAGAAATCCCATGGAAGTATACTTTTATAGATCCTATTTGCGTAGAGGTATCAGCAGGAGCACTTTCTTCTTTTTTAAATGAAAATGATAAAACATATGAATTAATTCTACCAGCAACATTACGTAGAATTATCAATAATCCTAAAACAGAAAATGAGAAAAAAGTTGTTAATAGTTTGCCATCGCAAATAATTGAAGCTGCTAAAAATAAAAAACCATATCCTCTTGATCATGATAAGACATTAGTGTTCCACTACAAAAAAGACGATTGGCAAGCGTGGGCATATCCTATGATTTATGCAATCATGGACGATATAACAGTTGTGGAAAAGCTTAAATTAGCTGATATGGCGGCTCTTGATGGCGCTATTAGTAATATTAGAATTTTTAAATTAGGAAGCTTAGAACACAAGATTGCTCCAACAAAAGCGGCAACATCCAAGCTTGCCCAAATTCTTGGTAATAACGTTGGTGGAGGAACTATGGATTTGATTTGGGGACCAGATATTGAATTAATGGAAAGTAATACTAATGTTCATAATTTCTTGGGAGAAGGTAAATATATTCCACACCTTAATGCAATATATGCTGGTTTGGGCATTCCACCAACATTAACTGGAACATTTGGTGCAGCAGGGACAACAAATAACTTTATTAGCTTAAAGACACTAACTCAAAGACTGCAGTATGGTAGAGATAGATTAATAGAATTCTGGGAAGAAGAAATTGCTATTGTTCAGAAGGCTATGGGTTTTAAATTTCCAGCTAAAATTGAATTTGATAGAATGGATCTTAGTAATGAAGATACCGAGAAAGCTTTATTAGTTCAATTAGCAGATCGTAATCTTATTAGTGATGAATTATTACAAACTCGATTTGGCTTTGATCCTGACATGGAGAAGAGCAGGCTCAATAGAGAAAGCAGAGAAAGAGATAGCAATAGAATGGTTGCTAAATCCGGTCCTTGGTTTGATCCACAATTTGAAAATTCTCTTAAGAAGATTGCTTTACAGATAGGTGTTGTTGCCCCAAGTCAAGTTGGTTTAGAACTAGATAAGAAAAAAGGTGGGGAAAAATCAGCATTAGAAATGAAGGTTCCATCAACTCCATTTGGTGGAGGAGCACCGCAACCCAAAGATTCCTCGCTACCAAAACAGCCTGGAGCTGGTCGCCCAAAATTATCTAAAGATAGTGAAAAAAGACAAACCAAAAAGTTCTCTCCTCAAACTGGTGCAAAGCTATCACTATGGGCTTCTGGAGCACAAGATAAAATAAGTGAAATAATTAATCCAATTATATTAGAGTTTTTTCAAAAGAAGAACCTAAGAAGCTTGAGTCATTTAGAATCACAAAAACTAGAAGATATTAAAACCAATGTATTATTATCTATTAGTCCATTTTCGTCAATAGGAGAAGACTCAATCACCGGCCACTTAGCATCTGCACAAGATAATAGTACTAATCTTAATCAATACTATATGTGGTTAAAAGCACTACAGTCAGATCTTGGCAGAGAATTATCTGTCGATGAAACTAAACAAGCAAAAGCCTCTTTTTATTCTATGGTGTATAACGAAATAGATAACTAACCAAAATAAAAGGTTAAATAATATGAAAATATATGAGCAAGAAAAACTTGATGGATTAGAGGAGTCTCTTAAGGCCTCTGCTTCTATATCATATGCTTGTGTTGTTGAGCCATATGGCGGCTCCAAAAAAGATTCAAAATACTTTAAAAGCATAGCGTCGTTTGATGATGAAGATCTATATTATGTTCAATCTATTTTAGTTTCGTCATCCTGGAATAAAAATGATGATATTTTTGACAAAGTAGAAGTATGGAATGCTAAAAATACTCCAGAGCATAAACCTACTAATCTTGAACATGACGAACACTCTATTATCGGTCATATTGTTTCTAATTGGCCCATCACAGAAGATGGTATTTTAATTGATGAAAATACTCCAATAGAGAATCTTCCTGAGAAATATCATATTTTAACAGGATCAGTTATATATAGGGGTTTTAGCGACGAAGATTTACGCGAAAGATCCATGAAATTAATATCAGAAATAGAAGACGGAACTAAATATGTTAGTATGGAATGTTTTTTTAAGGGATTTGATTATGGTCTACTAGATAATAGTACTGGTCAATATCATGTTCTTGGACGCAATGAAGATACTGCATATTTAACAAAATTTTTAAGATCTTATGGCGGAGCAGGAGAACATGAGAACTATAAAATTGGTCGAGTTTTAAGAAATATAACCTTTACAGGTAAGGGTTTTGTGAACAGACCAGCTAATGAAGATAGTGTTATTTTTTCTAAAAATATAATAGTTCCAGTAAATACAGTTACTAGTAATGATAATATTGAAGAAAAAAATGAAGAAATTGTCAATTCAGGTGTATTTAATTTTCAATCCAATATACAATCGGAGACTTTAATTATGAGTTCAGCTAATACAGAAGTAGAGATGGAAACAAAAGAAGTTCCAACAGTAGCAGAAGTAGCAGTAGAAACAGCAACAGAAGAAGTTCAAGTTGCTGAAGTAAATGCTGCTGAATTAACATCTAAAATTGAAGAGCTAACTGTTGCTAACGAGGCACTACAAGCTGAAATTGAACAAATCAAATCAGAAGCAGCTAAAAAGACCGAAGAGCAGATGAAAAAAGAAGAAGATATGATGAAGAAATCTAAGGCTGAATTAGAAGCTGCTCTTACAACTATCGCAGAATACGTTGCTAAAGAAGAGGCCATGATGAAGAAAGAAAAGAAGATGAAAAGAATGGCCAATTTAATTGAGGCTGGCATTGATAGTGAATCAGCCGAAGCAACAGTTGACAAATTCGAAAGTTTGGATGATGAGGCTTTCCAGGCCATGACTTCTCTTTTTGCTGGAAAAATGCCACCTTGGTTAGAAAAGATTAAAAAGCAAGATGAAGAACAAGATAAAGAAGACAAAAAAGAAGATAATGCTATGATGATGCGCAAAACAGCATCAGAAAAATCTTTTGTTGAAGCAGATCCATCGGTATTAGAAACAGCCGAGGTTGAAGCTAATATTAATCTAGGTGTTGGCAGTAGCGATGTAGAATCTGCACTAGAATCAACTAGAGCAGCATTGGTCGAATTTGTATCAAGTAAACTAGGCAAGAAAAACTAATAAGTAATAACCAACTAAATACGGAGAAATTACAATGGCTCTAAAACCAGATCGTATCGAACTTTTAACTGACGTTTCATTCTTCATGACATCTATCCCAGCTGGTTCAACTTATGTTGAGCGTGGTGGTGTTGCTAGTGTTGTAACAGCTACTAGCGGCGTTGGCGTTTCAATGGATGATGGCAATGCTGTCGTAGCATATGCTGCTGTTGCTTCTGGCGCTAAGCCAGTAGGCGTTCTACTAAACGATGTTGTTAATCTTGATCTAACAAGACAACACATCAATTGGCACAAAGACGAAACACAAGTTGGTGGCAAGGTCACCCTACTTCGTCAAGGTCAAGTAACCACAAATCTACTAGTTTCAGGCACAACACCATCTGCTGGTGCTGATGCTTATGTTGGTGTCAGTGGTCTAATTGGAACAAGCTCAACTAACGCTGTTAAGATTGGCCAGTTCCTAAGTGCCAAAGACGCCGATGGTTATGCCAAAGTATCAGTTAACATCATATAATTAATTTTTAAATAAAGGGAGAAAAACATATGTCAGCTAAAACCGAAAGATTTCAGCCAACACCAGAACTAACAGACCTTCTAATGCGTTCTGGTTCGGCAAATAGAGAGACCGCTCTTGCTGCTAATGCAGAGTTTGCAAAAGCTCTTGAGCTTCCTCTTCGTAGAGGTATTCTTAGTGGTGATATTCTTGATGGTATCTTCGAGCCAATTCAATTAGCTCAAAGTGCCACTCCAGAATTCCCACTCGATTTCCTAGCTCCAGGCACAGAGAAGGACTTTGTGGCCTATACAATCCCAAATCATGGCTACATTCCAGAGCGCCATGTTGAAGGCGATTACGTCATGGTTCCAACCTATGACGTTGGTGCTAGTATCGACTATCTTCTAAAGTATGCTCGTGACGCCCGCTGGGACGTTGTTGGTCGTGCTATGGAAGTTCTCGAAGCTTCTTTCGTAAAGAAGATGAATGATGACGGTTGGCACACACTACTCGCTGCTGGTGTTGATCGCAACATCGTAGTATATGATAGTGATGCTAATGCTAGTCAGTTCACAAAGCGTTTAGTGAGTCTCATGAAAACTGTTATGCGTCGTAACGGCGGTGGTAACAGCACATCAAACAATAGAGGCTTACTAACTGATCTTTACGTTAGTCCAGAGGCTATGGAAGATATTCGTAACTGGGGTATCGATCAAGTTGACGAGGTAACACGCAGAGAAATCTATACTGCCAATGATGGTGCCATCAATAGAGTATTCGGCGTTAACCTTCACGACCTTGACGAACTAGGTGTTGGTCAACAGTATCAACTATTCTACAGTTCTGCTTCTGGTGGCCTAGGTGCCTCAATGCCAGCAGGCAAGACTGAGATGGTAGTTGGTCTTGATCAACGCAAGAGAGACAGTTTCATAATGCCAATTCGTCAAGAAGTTCAAATCTTCGAAGACGAAACACTACATCGTCAGAAGAGAGCCGGCTTCTACGGCTGGGCAGAGCTTGGCTTTGCTGTTCTTGATAATCGTAGAGTACTTATTGGCGCTCTCTAATTATTAAACTGGTTCTAATAACCGAAATAAGAAAGGCTGGCCTCACGGCTGGCCTTTTTTATTAGGTGTATTACTTATTGTACCACTAACACTAATGGGTAAATACTATGGCAGCAAGTAAATATGATTTTGCTATAGAGCAAGGTACATCATTTAAAATTAGTCTAGTTTATAAAGATTCTAATGGAAATCCTATAAATTTAACTAATTGGTGTGCCCGATTAATCTGGAAAACCAATACTAATGCTTCTCAAACTTTTAGCTCTAAAAATACCGATTATAGTTTATATAAATTTACTATAGATGGAGTTAATGGCAAATTAACTCTTATGATTCCCGCATCAGTCACTAATACTTATACTTTTAGTATGGCTAAATATGATTTAGAATTACAAAGCCCAGATGATTTATATGCTAGTGGAGGAAAATATACTATAAGATTATTATTTGGAACAATATCTTTTATTAAACGATTTAGTCAATCTTTAAACCAACTAGTGTGCTAAATGAGTGATTTTATACTTGAAATTTTAGAGCCAGTAGCTAATACTATTGAGATAGAAACAAGCATATTAGATACTGTTACTGATAATATAACAGTTGAACATCAATATAATAACACTATTAACATAGTTAATACTGAAAAAATATTAGCTAGTGATTTGCCTTATGGATATCCTATAGAAAATACTATCGGAGATCTTCCTTATACTAGAGTTAGTGGCTTAACAGATTATGTTAATCAGTCATCAACCACTTCTATGCAAAATCATATTTTACAATACCATATAACTCTTGTTGGGCCTGCTCTTATTGACGGAGGAAGCCCCTAATGCCTGCACAAAGCCATTTGATTCAAGTAAGAAGAGGATCATCTAGTGAATGGATGTTAATAAATCCTATTTTGTCTATTGGAGAACTTGGATTTGAAATAGATACTAATAAGCTCAAAATAGGTAATGGTAGTGATACTTGGAATAATCTAAAATATATAGGATCTTCAGAAAATGTTCTTGAGGTTAAAAACAATACTGGCTATGCTATTAATAAAGGACAGGCCGTTTATATATCTGGATATGATTCTGTTAGTAATTTGCCTTATGTTGGACTATATATTGCAAACAATACTTTAAATGAAAAAAAATTTTTAGGATTATCATCGTCATATATTCCTAATGGATCTTCAGGATATGTAATATTATTTGGGGTTTTATCTGGAATAGACACTACTGGAAATATAAGCAATTTGGCTATCGGAAATGAATCATGGTCTAATGGAGATATATTATATGTAAATAGATATGACTATGGAAAGCTGACAAATGTTAAACCCAAATATAATATTATTTTAGTTGGTTTGATATTATACAGCAACATTAATGGAAGCATATTAACTAGGCCATTTATAAATCCAAAATTAAAAGAATTAAATGGAATAGACATTGATAATGAAAAAAACACAGACTTATTAAAATATGATAGTTCCTCGTCTATGTGGACCAATTCTGGTAGTATTGATGGAGGAACTATTTAATAAAATATAGGTGTATATAGTTTTAATCTCTCTCTCTTAAGGAATATTAATAATGGCTAATACTATCAGAATTAAAAGAAGACCATCAAGCGGATCAGCTGGCGCCCCATCATCAGCATCGTTATACAATGGTGAATTAGCCTTTAATGAAAATGATAATATATTATATTATGCTTACGGCAGCGGAACCGGTGGAGTATCTCAGTCTGTTCCTGCTATTGGTGGTAGCGGAGCATATTCATTAAGAGGTGGAACTAACGCTACTGGTACCTGGCCAATAGGAATAACAGGAAATGCTGGCACAGTAACTAGTGGAGTTTATTCTAGTAGAACTATCACTCCTGGAAGCGGCTTAGCTGGATCAGCAGCTCTTGATCTTAGTGCTGATAGAACATTTAACATTGGACAGGGTGACGGGATAACTGTTAGTGCCGATAGCATTGCTGTTGATAGTACTGTTATTAGAACAACAGGAGTACAGAGAATGGCGGGTTTCAAATCATTTGATGGCAATGCAGAATTTGGAACAGGAAACCAAACAGGATTTAGACTTGGAGACCAACTTGGACCTGGAGCTAGTGGAGCAGGATTATTTGATGGACTTGCTACTCCAATTGCTGCAGAGTATTGGCTTGGATCAGATAGTATAATTCATTATGCTTATGGGGGCGGAACATTAGCTAGTCCCAGAATAGCAGTAAGAGAGGATAGTGGTAATGTTGGTATTGGAATTTCAACTCCTTCGGCAAAACTTCATGTTAATGGCAGCGGAATCTTTGCTAGCGGATTAAATATAGCTAATCAGACTGCTAGTACACTTGCTAGTTTTGACGCTAACAAAAACGTTACATCGTTATCTACAGCTACATATCCATCATTAACAGAATTAGCATATGTAAAAGGTGTTACTAGCGCTATTCAGACACAAATAGATGGTAAAGTATCTACTAGTGATAGTACTGTTGTTAGAACCACAGGAAATCAAACTGTAAATGGAAGAAAAACTTTTGGCGACAGAATAAATATATCTCATACTGGGTCTTTTAGTAATATTCCATCTTTGAATATTGGTGGCGGTGGAGATAACTATTTTGATTATTATACTGGTCAACAAGGTGTATCTTCTGGATATTTTTTAGCAGGATTACACGGTGACGCGTCATCTGCTCCATTCAGAATAACTTTTGATCTTGTTGGAGGAGCTGCTATAACTAATGGAGAATGGAGAGCATCCACAATCGCTGTAGATAAAGGTGGTACTGGAGCAACAACATTAACAGCTAACAATATTCTTGTTGGTAATGGAACTAGCGCAATATCAGCTCCTTATAGTGTTGAAACAACATTAACTGGCGGATCATCAGCATTACCAAGAGCTGATGCTGTTAAAACATATGTTGATAATGCTATAGTCAGTGGTATATCAATTAATGACGCTATGATTTTCAAAGGAACAATAGATTGTTCAGCCAATCCCAACTATCCGGCTGCTGATAGAGGTTGGGTATATAAAATTAGCGTTGCTGGTAGAATTGGTGGAGCTTCTGGTCCAGTAGTAGAGGTTAATGATACAATAATTTGTGGAACAGACAGCACTGCCGCTGGCACTCACGCATCCGTTGGTAGTAATTGGAATATTCTTCAAACTAATATTGTTGACTCTAGTATTCTTGTTACTGGTCCAGCTAGTGCTACTAGTGGTAATTTTGCTATGTTTGATGGAACAACAGGCAAGATTGTTAAGGATAGTTCTTTAAATTCTAGTAGTTTTGCTACTGCAAGTCATACTCACGGGAATATAAGTAATGTTGGAGCTATTGGATCAAATGCTAATTTGCCAATCATAACAACAACAGCAGGAACTTTAACTACAGGTAGTTTCGGTACTACAGCCAATACTTTCTGTCAAGGCAATGATAGTAGAATAGGTCTTACTACCAACACCTTAACTGTGAATAATGGAGGGGCCGGAACAGCATCTTCGTTCACCTTTAATGGAAATACTGCTCAAACAATATCTTACAATAGTATTGGGGCCCCGTCAATAAGCGGAACTAATGCTACCGGAACATGGGGAATTAGTATAAATGGAAATGCTGCTACAGTAACAAGTGGTGTTTACACATCAAGAACGCTTACTGCCGGAAGCGGATTGGTTGGTGGAGGAGATTTAAGTTCTGATAAGACTTTTGATATTGGTCAAGGTGATGGTATTAGTGTAACAGCAGATACAATAGCAGTTGATTCTACAGTAGTTAGAACAACAGGTAATCAGACACTAGGAGGTACTCTAACAGTCAATGGTAGTACTCTAACAGTTAATGGAGTCACTCTAGATGCTACAGAATTAGGAAGAATTGACGGACTTACTGCCGGTACAGTATCAGCTTCTAAGGTTGTGACTGTAGACGCTAATAGAGATGTTAGTAATTTTAGAAATGTTAGTATCGGAGGAAATCTTACCATTACTGGTACTGGGTTAGTATCCAGCAATATCAATGATTTTAATACTTCTGTAAGAACTAACCGTTTGGATCAGATGGCGGTACCGACAGCTTCTGTTTCAATGAATAGTCAAGCTTTAACCAATGTGTTAGATCCGACCAATCCCCAAGATGCTGCAACAAAAGCTTATGTTGATGCTGCACGAAGCGGCCTTGATGTGAAGCAAAGTGTTAGAGTTGCCACCACAGCCAATATAACTCTGTCTGGAACTCAAACTATTGACGGTGTTGTTTTAAGTGCCGGAGATAGAGTTCTTGTTAAAGACCAAAGTACCGGTAGTCAAAATGGTATTTATGTTGTTGCCGCAGGAGCTTGGAGCAGAGCAACAGATGCTGATCTTGATACTGAAGTTACTGCTGGCATGTTTACTTTTGTAGCAGAAGGTACGACCAATGCTGATAGCGGTTGGGTATTAACAACTAATGATTCTATCACATTAGGAACCACAGCGTTGGCGTTTGCTCAATTTAGCGGTGCTGGTCAAATTACTGCTGGTTCTGGTTTAACTAAGTCCGGTAATACTATTGGATTAGCAACAGCTTATGGAGATACTGTAAATCCTTATGGAAGTAAAACTGCCAATACTGTTTTGGCTGCTCCTAATGGAAGCTCTGGTGCTCCATCTTTTCGAGCTTTAGTATCTAGTGACATACCATCACTAGGTAGTATAACAAATGCTGGCGCTATCGGCTCAACAGCCAACTTGCCAATTATAACAACAACTGCTGGAGCATTAACAACAGGAAGCTTTGGATCAACAGCTAATACTTTCTGCCAGGGTAATGATAGTAGGCTAAGTGATACTAGAAATACTACTAATTCTATCACTATTAATAATGGTGGTGCTGGTGATAGTTCCAGTTTCACATTTAATGGTAGTGCAGCAAGAACCATTTCTTATAACAGTATTGGATCTCCTTCCATAAGCGGAACTAATGCTACTGGAACATGGAATATAAGCATTAGTGGAAATGCTGCTACAGTAACTAGTGGTGTTATTGGAGTTGGAACTAGTGGATATTTAAGTAAATGGACTAGTTCTAGTGCTATTAGTAGTGGTATAATTTATGATGATGGTTCCAAAATTGGTATTAGAACAAATTCACCAAATACAGAATTACATGTTATAGGAACTGGATTATTTTCTTCATCATTAAATGCTGGTGGGAGTCCAGCAGGTACTCAGCCCTCACTATATGCTAGGGGAGCAAATACAAATAATAACTCATCTTGCTTTAGGGCCGAAGACTCAAACTATGCTCCTATGTTAGATATTAGGAATGATGGAAATATACTCATAGGACAGTTTTCTGGAGCTACTCATAAACTTGCTATTAAGGGATCAACATCAGATTCTTCAGCGGCTACTTTGCTTCTTGCTAATTCTAGCGGCAATACTATTTTATTTGCTAGAAATGAT